ATCAGAAATAGAAGTGAGTGCGGGGCATCATGTGAGCCTGGTCGACTGGCTCGGTGGCTCGGCTCACAGAAAGTGGGTAATACTATGCCACTTTCTGTTTGACGATGAACAAGTCACGTAATTGGTGCTTCACGCTAAATAACCCAGAGGGAATTGAATATGATGAAGAAAAGTTTCAAAATGTTAAACTTCTGGTGGCCGGGTTGGAGACCGGGGAATCTGGTACTGTTCATTACCAAGGGTATGTCGAGTTAAAGACTGCCAGGGCATTGTCTACTCTAAAGTTGTTGTTTCCTACTGCTCATTGGGAGATACGTCGGGGTAATCGACTTCAGGCCGTTACCTATTGTCTCAAAGAATATGTGGATGATCAAGGTGGCATTCCGCCTGCGGCGGTCAGGGAATTAGGTCCCCTCTACCCCACGGTAAACGGGCCCCCCGGGTTACCACCGGGGGGGCCTTTGCGCACCGCTGGGTTGGATAAAGTTATTATTTTTGGTCACGATGGCAAGATCGAGGATTTATTAAAACCTGAAAAGAAGAGAAAGGTTGAAGAGCAGATGGCTGAGATTCAAGCTAAATTGGATAATGGTATCCCGGATGAAGAGATCTCGAGTGAACATTTTTCGGTATGGTGTAAATATCGGCAATCATTTAAAGTGTATAAGACGATTCATCAAGCTAATCGAACATGGAAATCAAATGTGATAGTTGTTCAAGGACCTACCGGATCTGGGAAATCTAAATGGGCTCTGGAGCTATATCCCGGAGCCTTCTGGAAAGACGTGGGAAAGTGGTGGGATAAATATGAAGGACAAGAAGTCGTCATCATCGATGAATTTTATGGATGGATCCCCTATGGAGTCATGCTCAGGCTGTGTGACAGGTACCCGATGCAAGTTGAAATCAAGGGCGGTGCAACATCATTTGTCGCCAAAACGATCATTATCATTTCGAACAAGAGGCCGGATCTTTGGTATCCGAACCAGTATTTCGACGCTTTTATGCGTCGCGTGGATGAGTGGCGTGTGGTTGGGTTTGACAGTACTAATGTTTATTCTAATTATCAAGACGTAGAATGGATAGAGTGCTAGTTAGCTATGTACTGATCACGGTCCTCGGTGATACCCTGAATTTTATATAAGTACTTGCGGGTCATACCCATTGTGAGGGATTCCGTGTAAGAACCAATAGCGGTTCCAATAGTGAAGCCGGGGACGAGTTTAAATACAAAGTAAAGGTGCTTGGTCCATCCGGGTTTATTACCTCCTTCACCATTAAGGAGGCGGGATTTGTCAGTACTGCGGCGTTTAGGGTCGCGCATCTGATATGTGAAAGTTTCATTGTTGGGGACAAAGTATTTCGTTTTTTTTAGAATCTTGAGGCGATAGTGGGATAAGGCAGCTGGCATGTCCCAGGGAGTCACCCCGCGCATAGACGGTTTAATAGCAGTTCCGGTTCCACCGATGTTGAGAGTCTCGGTATCCCCTACGAGGAGGGCAGCGGTAATGTCGGACTTAGTACCAATGGCGTCATTCCATTCTCGGGAAGAGATTATTTCATAGACGTCTACTTCGAGCTTAGCTTCAGCGGCGGCGGTTTGGACACCAGCCACGTTAAGGGAAGACGTATTACGGACAGTAATGTCAAGGATAGCGCTTTTAAAAAGGTACTTGGAGGTATTAGCAACAGTAACACCAGCAGCGGCTGTAGGATTAGAAGTATTCTCCAGGGCAGATACGTTCGCAAGATCGGCCATGAACGAGTCGCCGGTACCATTAAGAGTATAGAGACCAGTGTATGCCTGGCCTTGTTGCGTAGATGTTGTATTCGTAAAAGATACTGTTTTGTTAAATACAATAGTACGGGAACCCAAATCCCGTTCAGCAGCGGCGTCTACCTTGCGGGTGAATCGTCGCCACTGTCGTTGTTTGCCCCGGGGCATGGAAGATTTTCGATACACAGATTGGCGATCATGTTGAGTAGTGACTCCTGATCCAGATCGGACACCACGTCGTTGTGAAACACGTGAAGGAGTGCGTTGATTGCGTCGAGAAGCAATTCGAAGAGAGCGGCGAAGACGTTGTCGGCCATAATTAGCTGCACGGCGGGCCATAGATCCTGCAGATGTAGCGAGTTGGCGGATATTATCACGCTGGTTATAGATAGCGACTGCTCCGCGTGCGACAGGGGACTGGAACAACCGGCGTTGAACTAGAGCCGTTTTAGAAAATCACAGTGGCACTTACGTACCACTTATCAGAAATAGAAGTGAGTGCGGGGCATCATGTGAGCCTGGTCGACTGGCTCGGTGGCTCGGCTCACAGAAAGTGGGTAATACTATGCCACTTTCTGTTTGACGATGAACAAGTCACGTAA